AACGGCTTGCGTGGTCTTGACCAATACGCTGGTTCAAATGCTACCTACGCGGGCGGCACTTCATCCACAGCGGCTTTGGGAACAAGCGGCACAGGTTCAACCACTGGCTTGCACAGCTTGGCTACCTATGACCAATTGACGTCCAACGTCAACACTGTTGGCTTGAATAACATTGCTTACAAAGACGTGATTAACTTCATGTACTCGTTGCCACAACAATATTGGACACCAGACGCTAAGTTCATGGTTAACCCAATTTTGGCTCAAGCCATTCGTGGTTTGCAAGATACCAACGGTCGTCCAATTTTCAACTCTGTTGAATCATTGAACCCTGATGGCATCATTGGTCAAATGTTGGGCTTTGATGTTGTGATTAACAAGTACTTGGACAACCCATTCCAAGGTACAACTGGTTCTGCTGGTACTAACAGCCTGTACCCAATGTACTTTGCTGACTGGTCACGTTTCCACACCATCATTGACCGTTTGAACATGGTCATGCGCCGTTACGACCAGACCGCCCCCGGCTTCATCACCTTCTACGGTGAAAAGCGTTTGGCAACTTCTGTGCGTGACCCTAACGCTGGCGTTCGCTATCGTTCAACAGGCACATCAACCTGATAGTTGCCTTGGGGTGGAGGGGAAACCTTCCACCCTTTTTTCAGCAACCTTTTTTGGAATCACCATGAGCATTACTGAACGAATCCTGACAGGCATTAAACAAACAATTGAAACAGGCGATAAAGTCAAAATTGACTTGCGCGAAGCGTCTGCGCTTACGGGTTCGGGCAATGGCATCGGTGGTCGCACTTTATTTGATGATGCGTTTGCCGCTTTGCGTTTTGCCAATCCATTGCGCCAAGTGGCAAGACAAGTCAAGCGCGATGGTCAAAGCGCGGTGCAATTTGTTGCAAAGACAGGTAATGCAACCACGCAAGCTAATCCTTGGGGTTACACATTCACGCCTGACAGCGGAACACCAAACACAAGTACAAGCATTTGGCAATTGCCCACTCGCGTAATTACGGCTCAATTGCCTATCCGCAGTGCTGTCTTGTCTGATGTAAATTATTTAGATGAAACACTGGTTGAAGATTTGTTCCAAGAATTTGGCACACAAGAAGCCAATTCAATGATTATCAATAACGACCAAGCTGGTTCTACTACGACTACCACTGGTGGCGTAGATGGTCTGCGTGGTCTGAATATGTATACCAGTGCGGCGGCTTCAGCTTATGGCACAAGTGGCACAGCAATCACAAACGGCATCCACAGCATTGCCACTGTAAGTCAAGCTAATGCGGCTATTGCGTATGGCGACATTACCGACATGGCTAGATTGTTTCCAGCGCAATATTGGAATTTGCCCGGCACAGCTTGGATGATGCACCCACAAACAATTCATGACTTGCGTAACCTTGGACCGGGTTCATCTGCAATTAGAGAGTTTGCTGAAGTTGGCAGTGATGAGGGCGGTGCAATAAAAAATATTTTTGGCTTTCCTGTGATTGCAAATCCATATATGCAAACTGTTGGCGCTGGCAATTTTAGCGTGTACTTAGCAAATTGGAGAAACTTTGTAACAATTGCCGATGTGGAAGAAATGAATGTGCAAGCGTTTGAGCAAACAACGCCCGGGTTTATAACCCTGTACGCAGAGAAGCGATTGGCTTCTACTGTGCGCGACCCCTTTGCTGGCATTCGTTTGGTTGGTGTCTAACAATGTCAGTTGACCAGCTTGGTTATCTGACGCTAGGCGCACCAACGCGCAATCCTTTCAACTATGAAAAGTTTGAACAGATTGCGCGTGATAACACGACCGCATGGTTAACACTTGCTGAGATTCGCCAACAGCTTAACTTGTTTGACGATACAAGTCAGGACACATACCTTGGCGGGCTGGAAATTGCAACACGGCAAGCCATTGAGGATTATTTGGGCATGAGCATCTTTGCCACAAGCTATCGCGTGTACTACAACGCAACCAGCTTGTACGGCTCACCATTGGCCTTGGATTTGCCCGAGGTATCGCAAAACAATGCAACACCAGCAAGCGGCGTGACCATTACCAATGTTAAATATTTCAATGATGCAACGCCGCCTGTATTGATTACGGTTGACCCTGCAACGTACTATTACGACAACAGCGGCAACAAGGTAATTTTGCAAACCCTGCCAAGCGACTTGAATCCCAACATGACCAGCCCTGTGTCGTGCGACTATGTAGCACCAGCCAATCCATTGGCGGCATACCAAGTCATCAAACACGCTGGCAAGCTGTTGTTAACCCATCTTTACAACCACCGAAGCGATACTACTGACGGCAACACCAAGCCCATCCCATTTGGGGTGGCTACGCTTTTGCGCCCATACAAACCTTTGGTGATGTGACATGGTAGCGCGGTATGAAAACATCGCCGTCAATACATTGTCTTTTGGCAAAAGTGATTTTGGCGAACAAAGCACCACACAAACGCTTTGGTTTAATACACGCGCAACTGTTGCTGATGTGTCAAACAACGTCCGCATATCTGACAAATACAGGGTGTATTCTGACATTGTGCAAATGACAGTTAACTACACGCCAAACGTCAAAACCATCGTGGACAATCAAAACGCTTATTCAATAAGCTGGCGCGGCTACGATTGGCGAATTGATAATGTGCGGGAAACCAATGACCGACAGTTTGCACAATTGACTTGTGTACGCAATGACCCTGTGGTGGCGGTGTAATGGCAACCCAACAAAATCCAGTCCAATACGGCAAAGCCATCCAATTCCAATTGGAAAGCATCGTCACGCCCGTGCCTGTATATGCGGCGTTCAATCGCAACTTTGCAACACAGCCAAAGTTCATCACATGGATGTTAAGAAATGTTCACCAAGATGTTTACACAGGTCAAAACCAAAATAACAAAGGCATTGACCGCCCTGTTTTCCAAATTAGCATCTTCACGCAAGTCATAGAAGAAGGCTTCACAATTTCCAATCAAATACTACAATCCTTGCATGGATACAGTGGTTTGTTTGGCGGCGTGACAAATGGGTTTTATATTTCCAAAGCCGATGTGCAATGGTTGTATAACTCATACGACAACAGCGACAAATTAGCGCAAGTCTTTTTGGACTGTACGCTAGACATTCCAACATAAGACACGTTCAGCAATCAATCGGAAGGAAACGAAATGCCGTTACCAGCAAAAGTTTTACCGGGTTTTAGCGCATCGCTATATGCTCAGACAGGCGCGACACCAACGCCATTGACCGTTGCCCAACTTAGCACCTTGGGAAATGTCAGCGCAATCGCAATCTCAAGCAATCAAATGCTGGTCGAAGCAGTTCCCGCTTTTGGACAAGATGATGCTGTTGCCAACTTTATGGTTGCTGGCTCGCGTCAATCGGACAAAATTCCGACACAAAGCGCACCCACCAGCATGACAATCACCGCCGCTTGGAATCCAAGCGACAGCGTGATTCTGCAAGTACGCGCAGACGCGTATAACGGCACTGTAGACCGCACTTATGTAGTGTCCGCTACCGATGGTACTGGAACGGTTTATTACGCCTTTAACGCCCGCGTAGGACAATTTCAAATTGACGCACAACCCGGTGCTGAAGCCAAAGCGGTTTTTACTTTGCACCCACGCGGCAATCAATACGGCTGGTCTAACACTGCTTAATCAGGAGAAACAAAATGGCATTACCCAACAAAGTTTTACCCGGCTTTTCAGCCGCGATGTGGATGCAAACAACAGCCACGCCCACACCATTGTCCACAGCAAATTTATCTGTTTGGACAGCGCAAGTTGCGACCATTGTCGGCACAAGTGCTGGCGGTACAGGCGCAAGCGGCACACAACTTAACGTGGAAGCTGTACCCGCGTTTGGTCAAGACGATGCCGTGGCTAACTTCATGGTCGCTGGTTCACGCCAAAGCGACAAGATTCCTACGCAATCCGCACCGACTTCAATGACCATTACAGCGGCTTGGAATCCGAGCGATGCTGGTTTGTTGTTGATTCGCGGCGATGCGTACAACGGCACGATTGACCGCACGTTTGTTGTGTCTGCTTATGACGGCACAAACACTGTGGCTTATGCGTTTAATGGTCGCGTGGGTCAATTCCAAATTGATGCACAGCCGGGCGCAGAAGCTAAGTGCGTGTTTACAGTCCACCCACGCGGCAACCAGTACGGTTGGAGTAATTCCTAATGAAAGTCGCTGACGCTGTTGAAGTGTTGGCGACCACTTACCAATCCTTAGATGCGGTGGCACAAGGGTTGGAGGTGAAAGCTAGTGAAGTGGCTACGGCGCTTGCGAAAGCAAAACCCGACACGGCTGAATTTGTTGCATTGACAATTCTTGCCCGATACAACCCAGTGGTTGCCCCTGTTGTTGAACAAACCGCAGAATAAAAAATGACAGACACGACAATACAGAATTCCAACGACTTGCTTAACTTTTTGGTGACACAAGCCGAAAGCCGCAAGGATTGGTTTGGGTTTACACAGCAAAAAATGACCGCTGTCAGTCTCGCCCATGAGATTGCGGCGCGTCATGCTGACAAAATGACACCCGAAGAAGTGGTGGAATACGCCAAAGAATTGAATGAACTTTTGTTCCATCGCCTAATCAAACCCGGCGCATGGAGGCTTTAAATGTCCGTAAAAATAAAGCTGGAAGGCATTGGAAACGTATTCCAAGCGTTTGAACAATTAGCCAACGAGATTGGCGACAAAAAAGCAACCAGCAAAGTGCTTGTGCCATCGGTGCGCGAAGCCATGAAACCAGTATTGTCAAGAGCGCAAGCCAACGCACCAATAGACACTGGCGGCTTAAAATTGTCTTTACAAATTGAAGCGCGGCGACCAAGCAAACGTGACCGCCGAAGCAAATACATTACGCAAACAGATACAGTGATTGCAACAGTCACCACCGCATCAGGAAAAAAACTTGCCCAAATGAGTGAAGGCGCTGGCTTGATAAAATCGCGCAGACGATTATTGAAGATGGGCGCAACCGCAGAACAAGCGGCGGCATTTGAAGGCTTTAAAAGCGATGCTCGCGCCATGTCACAAGAATTTGGCTCGGCACATAATGGCCCACAACCATATTTGCGACCAGCCTTGGAAAGCATGGCGCAAGAAACAGTTAACACATTGGGCAGAGTTTTAGGCAGACGGATACAACAATTCAAGAGGACATGACATGACACGCTTAACAAATGCGCTTGGCAAGCGATACGAAGAAAACAAAAACAAAATTTTTACACGCAAATTTGAACTTGGTGGACACACTTTCAAAGTGCGTGTGCCATACGTTCACGAATCAGACGAGATTTACAGGCGCATTGCCGAGCCAGAAGCGGAACAAGTAGAGGCGGCGTTTCAGGAAATGACTGCGCCTTTGCAGGCGGTAAAAGACACCGCAACAGAATTTACTTTTGTTGATGACGATGTGTTGGTTGAGGGTCGGTCATTGCGTATGGCGGCAAAGCAGAAAATTCAAGTTGAAATTCAAATCACTGAATTTTTTAAGTTGCTGATTCCAGAAGTTGAAAACGAAACGCTGGAAGATTTGACCTACGAAGAAATAAAAGCTGAATTCCCAATGTCGGTGCAGATGCAAATGTTGGAAAAGATTTCCGAAGCCATCAGCCCAACATATAAGGAAGCGCGGGGAAACTGATTGGCTCATTGAAAAAACAAGTGGTTTCCGCAATGATTTTCAATGGGCATACACAAGAAACAATAGCGGGGTTGGATGACATGACAATGGCACAAATACAGACGATGTACGCTGATGGCATGGTGGGCAACCGAGCCACGATTAACCTGCTTGGCGCATTAACAAATGGCGTGTTTAACTATATGCGGGCGGCTAATTCACCAGCGTATAAGCTAGCCAACATTATCGGTAGTGCGTATGATTACCTCTACCCGCCGTTAAGTGCAGAGGAATTGAAACAACAAGCCAATGAGCAATTATTGGCGTTCATGACGCAAGCACCGGGCTTTTCAGCAGACAGATTTGGGGTGAACAATGGCTAATATGCTTGGTCGCTTGGGCGTTGTTTTAGGCTTAGACAGTGCCGAATTTGTCATGGGCATTGACCGCGCTGGCAAGAAGTTAGAACAATTTGCCGCCAAAGCTGATGAGTATGGCAAGTACGCCGCCACTGCTTTCACGGTCTTGTCTATTGCGGCTATCAAATATGCTGATGATATTGCTGAAGTTGCCGATGCCAACAATGTAGCCATTGACACAGTTGTGAAACTGCGTTCAGCATTGCAGGACACTGGAGGCGATGCCGACAAAGCTGGCATTATGCTGTCCGCGTTTACAAAATTTATTGATTCAGCGGCAAACGGTTCTTTTGAAGCACAAAAAACATTCCAAGCATTGGGCGTGTCGTTTAAAGACATTGGCACATTGTCGCAAGAAGAATTGTTGGGCAAAGCCTTAAGAGGGTTGGAAAGCATTGAAGACCCAATCACGCGCAACGCAAAGGCAATGGAGTTGTTTTCCAAAGCCGCAAAGGGCGTGGCGTTTGATGCGTTTGCTCAACAAATGCAAACAACCAGCCAAGCAACATTGGCGCAAGTCGAAGCCGTTAAAGCTGGCGCGGAAACGTGGGGCAATTTTGAAAAGATTGTCCGCAGATTGCAATTTGCTTTGGTCGAGGCACTTGGCCCAAGTTTGCGGGCAATCAATAGTCAAATGTCGGAGGAGATGTTTCCGAAGTTAACATTGTTAAATAAACTTTTAAATTTTATTGCAAGCAATGCTTTTAGTGCGGGGCAGGCTATTGATGCGCTTGGCGCGGCTTTGCAAAACATGGCTGGCCGTTCATTGATTATGCAGACTTACGGCGAATCCGCAAAAGGATTTGCTGAGATGAAAAAACTCAATGACGAATATTTTAAATTCCTAGACAACCAGCGCAAGGCGCAAGAACAATTTGACCGTGAATTGTCTGGCGTGAAACAAGGCGGCTCTGGTCGCGGAATGTTGGGCTATGAAGCATTTGGCAAAACGCCTATTTCGCGTGAAACTACTGTTGGCGTTGACAGCAAACAGCAAGCCGCGCTTGCAAAGATGGCAAAGGAAATAAAAGACCGTCAGGAATACCACAACAAACTTATTGATGAAAACATAAAGAAAAATCAAGAGTTGTACGAAAAAGAGTGGAATGCGCTGACAAAGAAAACAGAAAAACTTGAAGACATACAAAAGATACAAGACGCGGCTTACATGGCAATAAGTCGACAACAAAGTTTGAGGTCAGCACAATTAGATTACGACAGAGAAATTTTGTTGTTAAACACAAAAAACAAAGATTTACAAACCTATGAATTAAAATACGCGCAAGAAATTTTGTCTATTCGCACAATGTTTTTGCAAAACGAAAAAAACATAAACGAAAATGACCAATTAAATGATGTGTATAAAAAACAAAGAATAGAAGAAGAAATTGTTTTGCGCGACAGGTCAATTGCTCAAGCAAAGGAAACATTGGAAATAACAAAGCAATCGCGTGAAGGCACAATGGTTGATGGTTTCACACAAGGCTTTGATGAATTTGTGCGCGATATGCCGACCCGATTAGAGTTGGGTAAAACTGCTTTCAATTCTTTAATGTCCAGCATGGATGGTGCTTTGCGTCAGTTTGTGCAAACAGGCAAACTCAATTTTAAAGATTTGGTGCGAAGCATGGTTCAAGAACTTATGTATCTTGAAATGAAGGCCAAGATGATGAGTTTCTTAAAGTCATTAAGTGGCGGCGGCGGCGGTTTGTCTGGTTTGTTTGGCGGTTTGTTTGGCGGCGGTGGCGGAACTTATGGTGGAGGCATGGCTGGCGCGGTCGGAATAAGCGGCTTTGCTGACGGCGGCAACCCGCCTATGGGTATGCCTTCATTGGTTGGTGAACGTGGCCCTGAATTGTTTGTGCCGCGCACGGCAGGGACAATTATTCCTAATAATCAACTTGCAAGCGCGATGGGCGGAGGTCAAACAGTTAACTACAATGGACCATACATTGCAAGCATGAACGCTATTGACACGCAAAGCGGCACACAGTTTTTGGCAAAAAACAAAAACACAATTTGGGCGGCTTATCAATCAGCCAATCGCGGCGTTCCAGTTTCAAGGTAAACCATGAGTTTGCAAACCATACTTTCTGTTGCTGAATCAATTAGCATCAACGACCACAAATTTGCTGGTCAGATGTTGTCTCGCAATATGAGAATCAGCACATCGGAAATTCTGACTGTCCAGCCATTCCAGTTTGGCATCAAGCCAATGAATTATTTGCTGTATTCCCAAAACCGTGCAGTGCTTTCATCGCTACGCACTGCTGACCGAATCACCGAGCAATATCTTAGCTTTGCTTCAACAGGATGGGTTAACTACATTGCTTACCAAGGCGATATGTCTGGTGTTCAAGCGGCGGCTTGCGAAGTACAAACAGCAAGCGCAAATAAAACAATTGTGCTTGGTTCATTGCCATCTATTGCATCAGGCTTGTTTGTTGTAAAAGCTGGCGATTTCATCCAGATTGACCGATACGCATACATTGCCACGGCGAACGTCCAACGCGGCGGCGGTGCAACTGTCAACATTCCTGTGCATCGTTCTTTGATGACAACAGTTAGCGTGGCTACGGCGGCTGTAATAGGTCAATACGGCACGACAGTCAGCTTGGGTGGGTCTACCTATACAGGCACAACATTTCCCGTTGTAATGCGCGAATATCCAACTTATACGCTTGTGCCAATGACTAACGATTCTTTTATTTCTTGGGATGGTGCGTTCACCGCATTAGAGGTTGTGCTATGAATACAATACCACCAGTAGTAAATACCAATGTCATTCGTTATGCAGATTTTGTTCGCTTAACAACTGGTTCAGCGGTTTATTTATTTTCCACTGCGCCTTATGACATAACAGTTCCAGCCATTGATGCAAACCCATTTACAGGGTTGGGTCAGCTTGTTAAGGTTGGCTCTGCACAACGAGACATTAAAAGCACGGCAAATGAAACAACTGTAACTTTGGTCGGCATTGACACCGCCAATCTTGCTTTAGTGCTTGGTGCAAACATTAAAGGTTCGCAAGTTGAAATGTGGCATGGTTTTTTTGATGCCAACAATCAACTCATTACTGGCGCGGGTTCTGGTTTGTATCAATTTTTTAATGGGTACATCAATTCTTTTAGCATTAGCGAACAATATTTAGAAGAAGCGCGTGGCTATTTTGGAACAGTGAGTATTAGCGCATCAAGCATTCAACTCATTTTGCAAAATCGCACTGCGGGTCGATACACCAACGACCCATCATGGACGTTTTGGAATTCTGGCGACACCAGCATGAACAGAGTTAACTACATACAAACAATTAACTATCAATTTGGCAAAACAACATAGGACAAAACATGATAAGACAAGCTAACAAATTTGACGCGGAAGCAATTGTGCAAATGCTAAAAAGCTATCGCGAGCAAGCACCAACACAATTCTTGCGGGACGCAAACAATCGCGACCACATTGACAAACTGCTTGCCAACATTTTTGCTGGCGCGGGTTTTATCTTGCTTGCAGAAAAAGATGAGCAAATTGTGGGCATGGTCATCGCGGCACAGCACCCAAACATTTGGAATCCTGATGTGTCCCAAGTCAGCGAAATTGCTTTCTGGCTGGATGAGGCGCATCGCGGAGGCAAGTTAGCGCATCGGTTGCTTCATGAGTACATCCAACAATGTGAAGAATGGAAACAAGAAAACCGCATTCAATTTTTCTCAATCAGTAAAATGAACAACAGCCCCGACCTGTCTTATGACAAGTTCGGCTTTGAAAAGCTAGAAGAAACTTGGATTAAATAATCATGCCCGGTTCGATAATTGCAAGCGCAGTATTTGGCTTAACAGGAATAGCGGCGACTATTGTTGGTTTTGCCATTAATATGATTGTGTCTTCAATTATTTCAAAATCTAGTTCTCCTGATGCAAAAGAAAACAACACGCAACAAGATGCTCAAAACCCCGGCAGTCGTGTGCAAGTACCTCCCGCTGGTGACAACAAAATTCCAGTGGTTTATGGGACGGCTTATGTAGGCGGTATTGTCACTGACCTTTCAATCACTAACGACAATCAAACGCTTTACTATTGCATGGCGTTGTGTGAAGTCACAAACACCGAAGGCTATATTGCTGGCGGTGCGGACACAATAACTTTTGGCGATGTGTATTGGGGTGGCAAAAAAGTTGTTTTTAATGCCAATGGATATGACGTAGATTCTTTGCTTGATGAATCAACTGGTTTGTCAGATACATCGGTTGCTGATGACTTGGCTTTCTATTTTTACAACAACGGTTCATCTGCACCGACCAACAGCGCATTTCCTGCGTTTTCAACACAAGTCATGGGAAGTAGTGCTTTGACATATCAATGGACAAGCGCACAAGCAATGACAAATTGTGCGTTTGTTGTTGTGAAAATTATTTACAACCAAGACGCAAACTTAACAGGTTTGCAAGATACTAAATTTGAAATTACAAATTCAAGAAAAGCACCGGGCAATTGTTTCTTGGATTACTTTACATCCGAACGATACGGCGCGGCAATACCTTATGCAAGCATAGATACCGCAAGCCTTACCGCTTTAAATGCTTATTGCGCTGAACAAGTTGTATACACGCCATTCAGTGGCGGCACAGCATTGCAAGACCGATTCCAATTTAATGGTCAATTAGAGACCACACAACCAATCATGACCAATCTACAACTCATGGCGACTTGCTGTGATTGTTTGTTAAGGTATAACGAAATATTTGGCACATGGGGCGTGATTGTACAAAAGCCCACCTATACAACCGCAATGCAATTGAACGATTCCAATATCATTGGACCAATAGATGTTACCCCGCTAGACATAGCATCATCATTTAACATTGCTGAAGTTAAGTTTCCAGACAGCACAGCACAAGACAGCTTCAATTCAACTATTTATGATTTGGCTGTAATTGCCCCTGCGTTGCTTTATCCGAACGAGCCTGTCAACAAACAAAGCATTAACCTCGCTTTAGTCAACAACAGTGTTTCATCTCAGCTTTTGGCGAATCGTTTGCTTAAAGCTGGGCGTGAAGATTTGCAAGTGCAATGCGTGATTGGCTATGTTGGCTTGCAACTTGAAGCTGGTGATGTTGTTGAATTAACAAACACAAATTATGGCTGGACAAATAAATTATTCCGCATAAATAAAGTAATTGAAAACTTTAGCGATGATGGGCAAATCACTGCTTCTTTGACATTGACAGAATTTAATCCATCAGTTTTTTCAGATATATCAGTAACGCAATTCACGCCTTCGCCAAACACAGGTTTGCCACAGCCATTGAATTTTGGCGCAATACCGACTCCAACAGTAAGCACTTCATCACCGAATGCGGCAACGCCATCGTTTATTGTCAACGTAACCACGCCCGCTGGCGGCATTACGCAATATATGGAAATTTGGTATTCGGCTTTTGCTAGTCCGACAACAGCACAGCGTTTGCTTGCTGGCACAAGTGCTATCCAATCATCAGGCAACCCTTACCCTACTTCAACTCCATTACAAGTTTCGTTAAGTAACATTGCAAGCGGAAATTGGTATTTCTTTACTCGCGCAGTTAACAGTCTAGGCGCAAGTGCATTTAGTTCTGCTTCTGCTGTTTTCCGCTGGCGACCAACCACGTTTAGTTACGACTTGCAATATTTGGTTGTTGCTTATGCGGATGACATTGTGGGAACTGGCATTTCAGCATTGCCAACAGGAAAAAGCTATTACGGCTTGTTTAATTCATCTTCTACTACGTACAGCGCGGTTGCTTCAAATTACACATGGTTTTTGGCGCAACCAACTTTTGGCTCAGTATACAAACTTGCTTACATAAACCGAGGAAGCAGAAGATTTAGCACGGCAAGCGCACTTGCTGGTTATGCGGCTGGCACTGCGGCTTATGTGCCTACGGCTGGTTTTGATTCGTCAATATGGTCTGCTTTGCCTGATGGAACAAACTTCATTGATTTGGATGTTCGCACAGGACAGCTAACCAAAACAGGCACAACAAGCGTAGGCACAGGACAGATTGCTATTGCAAATAATCCTGATGGAACTTTGGTTGGTTCACTTGCTCAATTCTTGGATTTTGGTGGCGCTGGTACTTTCACAAGTACAGTAGCGCAATTAACTATTGACATTTATGGTCGCGTGGTTGGAATTATCCCGCCTGATAGCTTCTTCTTTTCATCGCAAGATTTCACTGCAACCGCAAGTCAAACTGTTTTTACTCCAACGGCTAGGGTTGCTGGTTACATAACAGGGCAAGATTTAGTTTACAAAAACGGCGTATTGTTAGATACAACAGAATACACAGAAAACGCAACAACCGTGACGCTTGGAACGGCTTGTACTGTGGGCGATACGGTCAGCATTATTAGTATGCGTTCAGTAGCGGCTAGCACTTTCTATCAAGATTCTGGAATGAATTACTCTAGCGGCACAGGCACAACAACTTTAACTTATATAAATTTGCCGCACTTCACAATTTTTGCTGGTGATGTTTTAACATTCTCAAATGTTGGGTCTCCAACGCAATACACTGTTTCAACAATAAATTACGTCACAAAACAAATTGTGTTTACAGCGGCGTTTACTGCAACCGCTGGCAGTGAGGTGTACAGAAGAATTGCAAGCGGCGCGACTTATCGTTCATTCAGTAGGTTTACAAACACGCTTACAGCGGCTTCGTCATTTACGCCGACAACATTCCAACTTGTATCAGGCTCAGAACAATTTTTCTTAAATGGAACAATTGTGAACGACCAAGATTATGATTTGGTTGGCAACACGGTCAACAATTTTCCATCAAACGCGACTGGTAATTTCACAACCATACAATTTGCGCCAAACAATTTAGGCGTACCAAATGGAGTGCCGCAAGCAGTTACAACATTTACTTCAAATGGCGTTGCTGTATATAGTTATTCGTTTACGCCAGCATTCTTTGAAATTTATGGCAATGGTTGTTATTACATACAGGGTACAGATTACACAACTGCAATAGGCAGTTACACGCTTATCCCAACACCAAACAACAACACAACAATTCTTGTTCAACAAACCTTTGACGCAGTAGGAGCCGCATAACATGACACAAGCATTTAATCTTTCACAACTTGCAAACAATGTCGATACAAACGGCGACCTGAATGCCGCAGTTGGTTTATATAATCAAGTACCTGTGGCAAACGGCGGCACAGGCGCGGCAACATTAACGGCAAATGCTGTTTTGATAGGCAATGGCACAAGTGCTGTTACGGCTGTTGCGGCTGGCACTTTGGGCAATGTGTTAACGAGCAACGGCACAACATGGGCATCATCTCCTAATGTTGCGTCAACTGGAGTTGTTGCAATAACAGTCGGTGTTGCATCAGGCACATGGACAAAACCAGCCACTGTTAAATCCATAAAAGTGACTGTTGTTGGAGGAGGAGGCAATAGTGGTGGCATTAACGCTAATCCCACTGCTGTGGCAAGGGCTGGTGGAAGCGGTGGAGGTGGTGGTGCGGCAATAAGAACGTATCCCGCTCCATCTATTCCCGGCCCACAACCCTATACAGTTGGCGGTGCGGGAGGCACATCATCTTTTGGAGTTGCGCCAATAACTGTTATATCCGCAACTGGTGGTTCTGCTGGCGGTGCTACTGGGGTTACTCCCGGCGCTGGCGCTGGTGGGGCTGGTGGGGCTGGATCATCTGGTAATTTTAATGTAACAGGGGGAGGCGGAGGTGCTGGCTTAAGTACGCCAGCACCATCCACCAACATGGGGTCTTCGGCTGGAGGTTCATCTATATTTGGCGGCGGTGCTAGAGGTGCTACCAATCCTTCAAGTGGCAATAATGGAAGTGCTTATGGTGGAGGCGCTAGTGGTGCTGTGAGAGAGATGGCTCCGGGCGTAATACCCGGCGCTACAGGTGCGGCAGGTGTTGTAATTATTGAGGAGTTTTATTGATGAAAGCACTTATTTCAACCATTGAGCCGCGTTACACAGGTTATCGCGTAGCCCAAGTCATTAATGATGGAATTATTTTTCCAGTCAGCACAGAAATGTTTTGGTACGATTGTGCAAGCAATGTGGTGGCAGATGAATATTGGTATGACCCTGCTGACCAAACAATCAAACCCAATCCGCAACAACCAACACCAGACATTACAGAGGCTTAACCATGTGCGACCAACTCAGTTCATTTGTTGTTAACCAATACGTTCATTTAAAAGAATTCCTTGCAAAAGAATCTTGTGATGAATTAACAAATGAATTGAAGCGGTTGGTTGCTGAAAAGCAAACGGTACAAGACAGCCAATGTCCAAAGTCAGAAGCTATCCACGGCGCAATAGCGTTTGATAAATTGCTGGTGGACTTGTTGCCGCATTTTGAAAAAGCATCGGGCAAGCGGTTGTATCCGACATATTCTTATGCGCGGCTTTATGCGCCCGGCGATGAATTAAAGAACCATACAGACCGCGAATCATGCGAAATTAGCGCGACCCTTACCCTTGGGTTTGAAGGCGATGTGTGGCCTATCTACATGGGCGACAGCATAGACAAAACCAACGCAAGCAGGGTGGATATGGCTGTGGGCGATGCTGTCTTGTATCGCGGCATGGACAAGCATCATTGGCGCGAGGTTTACACCGAAGGCAAATGGCAAGCCCAAGTGTTTTTGCATTACGTAGACGCTGATGGTCCGCACAAAGAATGGAAGTTTGACAAGCGCAAATCGCTTAACTTGCCAGTTGAAGATATGCGTTACCGCGTATTCACTGACATATTGACACCTGAAGCCTGTGATTCGTTAATCAGGCTTTACACCAAAGACGAAATTCCAAAAGAAGAACCAGTCATTGGTACTGGTGACGGCGCGATTGACTTAACTGTGCGAAATGTTAAGCGCGTGATGGTGCCCACGTACAAGGACATTGGCGGCAGATTGGCGGCGGCTGGTTTGTCTGCAAATCATCACGCATGGAAATTTGACGTTACCCATGCCAATCAAGCTGAATTCCTTGCCTACCCTGCTGGCGGTCGCTACACGGCGCACGTGGACACATTTATTGCTCATGGGGAAGAATGCCGTAAATTGACGGTATTAGCTTTCCTAAACGATAATTTTAAGGGTGGGCGGTTCTATCTTCAAGACGGTCATGAACGGTTTTACCCGCCACAAACTAAAGGCACTGTGCTGGTGTTCCCATCGTTCATCATGCACGGCGTGGAGGATGTCGAGGAAGGCAATCGGTACAGCGTTGTGTGTTGGATGGTCGGCAAATTTTTTAGGTAAAAAATGGCAACAATTGATTCTACTGACGCACGCTTATCCACGCACGAAGAAATTTGCGCGTTTCGGTATGAAGCCATTAACGCCCGCTTGAAACGTATTGAAAGCATCATGATTGCGGCGGCTGGCTTGATGATTGTTAGCATGACAGGCGTTATTTGGACTGTCTTGTACCACGCTAAGTGAGAACAAAATTGACCCCGTAAGTTTGCTGTTTGCCGCCAACGCTATATGCGCGGCAATTAAAGAAGGTTGTGAACTTTACAAGCAAGTCAAAACCGCTGTGGTCGAAGTGGTGGACACGGCAAACGAAGTTAAAGAAATTGCCGATGAAGTGGGCGGGTTTGTCGGCGCAATAGTTAAGTGGTTTAAACCCGCACCAGCCAAGCCTACTGTCAAGCCCAAGAAAGCAAAGCCCAAATTTAGGGAAGTCACCGAGCATGACATCATTGATGACATTGCCAAAAACTTAATCCAGTTTTTTAAAATCCAAGAACAACTAATTGCCATCTTGCGTGAGGATGAGTTACGCACCCAAACGGTTTACGACCCAAGCCAAAACTTGATGGAAGCCGCGCTTAACAGGGTGCTTATGTTGGAACGGCTTGCTCAAATTGAGGAAACAATCAGGTTTGCGATGACCTACCAAGCCCCGCGTGAACTTGGTGCGTTGTACAGCAAAGTATTCGACATGAAGGCGACAATACAGGAAGAACAGGACAAAGCGAGGGCGAAGATTGAAGCGGAGGCGAGAGTTAAGTTATGGCAACAAAATCAGGAAAAGGGAAAATGGCGGCTTCGGCTCGTAGTCCTTCTGGCAACTCTGTTCCTAATTGGATACCTCCACCTATGGCTTCAAATAATCCACCGCCAAGCCAAGACGATACCGCTTACCTAATCGTCATTGTTTTGCTGTGCGTGGTGCTTGTAGCGTTTGCGCCCATCTTGATTGATATGTATTTCGAGACGAAAATGCAAAAAGAACAGAACAAAATAGAAATGGAAAACCTAAAACGCTTGAGGCGTGAAGTTGAAAGGATGATTCGTGAAAAAACTTGAAGAAAACTCTACCTACAACCAATTCGATACCAACCACGATGGCATTGTGACCGATGACGAATTAGTGCGTTCTGAACGCATGATGATGATTGACAACATGGACAAGCTAGCCGACCAACAACGGCTGATGGCTTGGGTTGCGCTGGGCATTCCATTTGCCACCATTGTGTTGCTGTCATTGCCGTTCATACCCGATACCAGAGTGAATTTAATCATGGGGCTTGCTACCACCTTTGCCGCTACGATGGGAACGATTGTGGTGGCTTTTATGGCGGCTACGGCATACATCCGAGGCAAAGTAAATGATTCATAACAAAAAGGGCTGAAATGGAACAAACATTAAGAGGCAAATTAACATACAAGGTAACTTTAATGGTTGCCGCTACGTTGTGCATTGTGGTGTGCAGTATGGTTTTCACGTTAATGGTTGGTCTATTTGATGATAAGGTGGACAACACCGAAATTTTTAAACTTATCAGCCCTGCTTTCCAAACTGTGGTTGGCGGGTTTATTGGATTATTGGCTGGCATTAAGTTGTCCCATGACGATGAAGAAGTGACCAACAAATGAAAGATTTATTGTCTGGTTTATTGGCGCTTGCGCTTTGTTTTGGTGGCGGGTATTGGTATGGCACACACACCGAAACCGAAGCCCAAGCAGTTGAAGTCGCACGACTTAACACCGAAGCGCGGCAAAAGGAACAAGCCCTGACCACCGCAGTTAACACGACAGCCACCGCATTGAGGACTAAAAATGAAAAGACAAGCAAAGCGATACGTGACCGCAACCGCGCTATTGATGATGGCACTTACAGGATGCGCCTCAAAACGACCTGCCCCGTACCAGCCGCCACAGATACCGCAATTGCCAGCGGAGATAACTCAGGAGAAACACGAACCGAACTTGACGCAGAAACTGGAAAAACTCTTTTCGCAATAGCAGAGGAAGGCGACCGCGCCATCCGCAAGCTGAACGCTTGCATTGACCTGTACAACAACGCGATGGAATCGCAGAAAGGGAAACCATGAGAACAAATTTTGAACACGCTTTAGAGGCTTTATTGAAGCATGAAGGGGGTTACGTCAACCATCCAGCCGACCCGGGCGGCATGACCAATCTAGGCGTTACCAAGCGTGTTTGGGAAGAATGGAAAGGGCAAGCAGTCGATGAAGCAGAAATGCGAGCATTGACACCCGAAAAGGTTGCCCCGCTTTACAAAGCTAAGTATTGGGACATGGTGCATGGCGACAAGCTACCAAGCGGCGTTGATATGTGCGTCTTTGATTGTGCGGTTAACAGCGGCGTTAAGCGGGCTTCCAAGCTGTTACAACGCGCCATAGGCGTGGACGATGACGGCGTGATTGGTCGCAATACCCTTGCGGCTTTAGAAAACTTACCGCCCGAAGATATTATTGACCGCTTTTGTGCCGAGCGATTGTCTTTCCTAGAAGCGTTGCCGACATTTGCAACCTTTGGAAAAGGCTGGTCTCGCCGTGTGGCTGGCGTGAAGACTGAATCGCTGAATCTTGCATGATGGCAATGGCATTGGCTACCAAACAAAGTACGCCAATGCTTATTGCGCCACCAAAGAACAGCACAAAAATCAGAACTAACAAATCAATTGTTTGCATGGTCATGGTTGGTTGGTTTTTGTAGCCAAACAATTCCGCACTTTGTACAGCGAAAGGCGATGCCTTGACGCACGACTGTTCTTTTGTCGCCGTGTAGCCCGACCACCTTGCCGTTAAACGTGCGGATTTGTTCAATCATTTGTTGCCAGATAAAGCCTTTGCATACGTGAACACTTGCGCTTTGTAATTAATGTCCTTTTTGGCTTGGGCTTTTTTTGCCCATTCTTGGCCTTGCAATCTGCGCCGCAATTCATCATCGCGCACCCAAATGCTTGGCGTTCCATCGTTCCATTCAAATGCTGATTTAACTTGGTTCATTTTTTGTCCTGTGGTGGTGTGCAGGTGTGAATGTCGTTTGTGCGTTTGCCGCATCGTGGGCAGAAGTTTTGTTCTGTGCGCTGTGGTTGTGCCAAGGCCGCAATCACATCGTCAACGAGTAAGCGCAATGGGTCAATAGGGTCAAGTCCAAAGCAGGTTGTCTCTAGGCGTTTTATCAATTCTTGTTGTGTCATTTCAATCCCCTGATGTAAATCGCA